CAGCTTCAGCTTCCGCGCAGCGGCCTTCACACGCAGAGCGTCCTTCAGCACCTGCTTGCCGTTGGTCCACGCGGCGCCGGCCTCGATGGTCTGCGAGATCGACGACTTGATGACGCCGAGGGCGATCTCGTTGGCGTCGAACACGAGCTCGGTCTGCAGGAACGTGAACGCGTCATCGATCGGCTGACGCAGGCTGCGGCCAACCTCCTCATCGGTGATCTCGGTCGCGATGCCCTGCTTCTGCGAGGTGTACAGCTCGTACTCCTCGGCGCTCAGCGGAGTGAGCTTGTACTCAGAGCCAGGAGCAACCGTCTCGGCCGTGCGGTCGGTGCGAATCTTCTCGTTCGCGGGAACCGCGATCGCACCGCCCTGGATTCGGTAGCGGCCCTGCAGGAGGTAGAGCCCGATGAACTGCTGCGCGTTGAGCACTTCACCGAGGCGACGCGCGACGAGAGTCGGCGACTTGATGAAAGCGAGCAGGTCAGCGGCGGAAGCCGCCGTCAGCTCGCTCGGGGTGAACGGGTAGGTCAGCATGCGTGATCTCTCTTTCTCAGAGGGCCAGTGCCTGGACGGGCGCACCGTCTGCGGCGGAAGTGAGGGCCAGGAACGTCGCCGTCCCGGTCGCGAGCGTGCGGACACGTCCGGCGGCCGCGGTCTCGAGCCGCTGGCCGCGGGTGACGGCGCCGGTCACGATGAGCTCGTGGATCGGCTTGCCGACCTCGATGGTCACCTTGTCGCCCACCGCGGCATTGTGACCGGCGACGCCGACCACTTTCGCGGAGGCAGCAGCAGCGGGGGCCACGGAACGATCGGCGGTGCCGACCTCGCAGACCTGGCCGGCGGTAACGGCGCTCGTCACGCTGAACGTGACCGTCTGGCCGGGGCGGAACAGGGGCAGGTAGTCCTTAGCCATTTCAGGCCTCCTTCTTTGCGCCGTAAACCGACGCGTAGGCGCGGTCCTCGTCGGTCGAGATGTCGTCCGACAGGCCGACCTCGACGACGGGGATGGTGTTAGCGGAGAGCGAGGCGAGCAGCGCCGCGGTGCCCTCCTCGTTCGTGTCGAGCTGTGCACGCCAGGTGTCGCGCGACGCCGGAGCGATACGACCCTCCTGCACGGCCGAAGCCACGATCGCGTCGCGGCGGGCAGCGTCCTGCGCGGCCAGAGCGGTCACGCCAGCCTGCGCTGCGTTCTGCAGGTCAGCGAGCGCGGCCGAGTCGATGAGAACGGTCCCGGCGGGAACGTTCGGGGTGCTGTCGGCCTGCTCAGCGAGAGCTTCGTCGACGGCAGCGATCAGCTGCTCGTCGGAAGCAGCGGCATCGGTCACACCGAGCCGCTCGCGGAGGCCAGCCTTGAGGTCGTCGTAAGCCACGACATCTTCCTTTCGGTTGGGTTCACCCGGCTCGGTCGAGCTCGGGAGATCGAGGGACGCGAGCGACGGAATCGCCGAACGCGCGTGCGCCGAGAATCGGGCGCGGTTGACGGGCTGGGAAGCGGGCTGATCTGCCCACTCGTCCGCGAGTCCCGCAGCAACCGCTTCCTCGGCCGTGTACCAGGTCTCCGCCAGCATCGCGGCGCGCCAGGTGGCCCGGTCGGTGCCGGTCCGCCCCGCGTAGACGTCGGCGATGGAATCGGAGAGCTTGTGCAGGATCTCGGCCACTTCAGCGACGTACTCAGCGTTTCCGTACGCGCCACCGGATGCGTCGTGAATCATCAGCTCGGAGCCGCGATTCATCACGATCTTGTCTCCGGCCATAGCGATGACCGATGCGGCCGAAGCAGCAAGCCCATCGACGTACACGGTGACGTGCGCCCGGTGACGGCGGATGGCGTTCATGATCGCTACGCCATCCCAGGCCGCGCCGCCAGGTGAGTTGATATAGACGTTCAGCTCGTCGACGTCGAGCGCGGCGAGCTCGGTCGCCATCGTCTGCGCGGATACTCCGCCGCCCCAGAAGCTCTCCCCGATCTCGTCGTAGATGAACACGTCAGCTGATTGGCTCGGCTGCGATTCCGTCGAAGCGGCGTTCTGCGCTTCGATCCGGAACCACGGGCGCTTATCTTTCGTCATGCGGCCTCCTCAGGCTCGGGTTCGACCGCAAGGGCCGGTTCAGGGTCTTCCTCGGCGTCGATTAGGGCGCTCAACGGCAGACCGAAGACCTCGCGCACGAACGCCTCCAACGTCTCGTCGGGACGGATCGCGCCAGAGTCGATCAGCGCCTTCAGGCCCTCAGCCGTAAGCGGGTGCTGCGCGCCGATGCGCTCGAACACGAGACGCGGCGCCGGAGTTTCCGGGCCCCAGTTCAGGTCCACGAGATCTTCGACGACGTGCTGCTGCGTCACATCCTTGATGTGGTCAGCGACCGCGTTCAGAGAGCCCGTGAAGAAGTCCGCGAACGTGGAGCCGAGCGCCCAGGAACCGGTCTCGGTGCCGAGGTTCAGGAAGTGCGCCAGCACCGCGCGCGCAATCTGCTCATCGTGGTAGCGGATCGGCCCGTCGGTATCCGGCAGCTTCCCGGTCACACCCTTCAGATCGAGGGATGAACCGTTCGGGATCGACGCGCCAGCAGCCTCACCAGCCCGGAAGCCCGTAGCGAGCTTCAGACCGGCCTCCTTCTCCGATGCCTGCCATTTCTCTCGCTCCTCCGGAGTCGCGTTATCTGGCACCGGAGCGCCCTCGTAAACGGGAACGCCGAGGCCGTTGCGCTCAATCGTGAGCGCCTGAGCGCGCAGCTCGCGGTCCTTCAGCAGCCAGTTCTTGTACGCCGTGCGCAGCAGGCTCTGGCCCACCCAGTTGCCGCCCTCGCGGTCGTTCACGTACGCCACAAGCCGGTCGACGGGAATCTTGATGTCCCTGCCGGTGGTCCCGTACTGCTTGATCGCGACCAGGCCACCATCAGCGGCGACATCGATGCCGGAGATCGTGCGCGGCGGCCGCCAAGCCAACTTCTTCAGCCGCAGCCGGTCGCCCTCAGGCCGATACACCTGCTCGAAGAACGAATGCCCGTAAACCAGCTCGAGGAGCGCCATCCGCAGATGCTCAGCCCACGAGAACTTCCCCTTCGTGCGCAGCTGCGCGACAGCCGGGCGCCCCTTGATCGGCAACCCCAGATCCGACGCGACCAACTCCACGACATCGTCGGGCGCGCCGGCCGGATCGATCATCCAACCAGCACCGCGGATCGGCAACGTGACCGCGCGAAGCACGCTCATCACCTGCGAATCCTCGCGTCGCATCTTGTCGAAAATGTTGATCGACTGCGGCCACACCAGATCCGGGTTCGTCTCCGCCGCATCCGACGCGAGATTGTTCCACGACGCCAGAGGCACCGTCTGGTACCCGGTTTCGTCTGCCATAGGAACCTCTTTCGGTCAGCGCTAAAAAGCGGCGATCGCCAAGTTGACGTCGCTGTACGACACGTCGTCGCGGGTCACGATCTCGGCCGGCGGCGGAGGCGTCGCGGGCACATGTTCGGGCTTCTCGTAGCCTTCGAGCGCGTAGAGCGCATTGGAGAGTGCGATCATCGGCGAAACGTCCGTGATACTCGCGTCCCGGTCCCACACACGCACCTCGCCTAGGCGCCGCGTCACTCCACCCGCCACAGCGAGGTCGAACGGCGGCTGTCCGCGGTGAAAGAGCGTCTTATCGCGGACACGGTCGCGGGTTTTACCAGCCGAAGCGCCCAACGCGCTGCCGCCGATCTCCACGATGTTGAATCCGGCCTTCTTCAGCGGCTCGATGAGCTCCGAAGCGGGCGCACCACGCGCCTGAATGGCGATCGTGTCGATCCCCTGCTTCTTGCGCACCTTCTCGGCGTATTCGACGACCCACAGGTTACTTTCGCGCTGCGCGATGAGCTCGCCGTGCACAGGAACGACCTTCCGAGGCCGCTGCTGCCCATCTTCATCCTCCATCACGCGCCACACCGACTCGCGGAAGCCCGCGATCGCGATGTACGTCTTCGACCGGTCCCCGGAACAGTCAATGCCCATGATCAGCGGTGAATCCGCCGCCGGCCGGGACGCCGGATCGAGCAGCTTCGCCCACGCCTCACCGTCCAGGTAGACGTCGACGAGCGCCGTCACCCACTGGCACAAGATCTCCGTGCGTTTCGTGCTCTCCGGCTCATCACCGAGCAGGTCCGACATGATCGAATCGAGGAACATCGGCTTGTAACCCACCGAAGGGTTCGACTGCAGGATGCCGTCGAGATCCGTCAGGGCCGCACCATCCGGCGCCGACCACTCGAACAGCGCCGAGGCGATGTCGTGCGTG